CGATAGTGCAAATGAAGATATCACAAAACAAGAAAAGATAGTTAGCGATCTTAATAGCGAACTAAAAGAACTACAGAAAACTATTGAAAAGAATAAATTACGTGACGAATACAACGCTAAATACAAGATCGCGTTTGAAGATGTGAAGGAAAAACTATCGTTAACGGATGATGTATTAAATTCATTAATCGCTAACGCGAAAGATGATGCGAAGAAAGATACATTAAAACAATCGTTTGAATTGTTATTTGGTCGCGTTCCAACATTTATCGCGGAAAACGTGAAAGGAACTACACTAACTAAATCGCGGGATAATGCTAATGGTACTATCAATCTTAGCAAGATGATCAAGGATATGATTATCGCGGGAAACGATCAAGAAACGATCGTTAACGCTATACAAGAAAATAGCGATCTTGATCTTACCAAATCTAAGAAACGTTTCACGGATACTAAATGGCAATATGAACAATCGTTAAAGAAATAGTTTAGCGATCACCAGAGGAGATTAAAACCACGATAATTTTATTATCGTGGTTTTTTGGCGATAATCGTAAATTCCTGGAAAAATGTTAAATTTAATTTTCGCGAAAAGTTTAACAGGTTTTAACAAAACCCGGCATGGGGAAAAAATTCCCCAGGAGTGCCGCTCTTTATAGTCTCCCTACAACTAGTCGCTCAGTTTTAGACCTGTGCAAAACATTATTTGGTTAATTCAAATGTAACCGCTACCTTTGTTCTATGAAAATGATTTGCCGCCTTTAATCGCTGGATACCTCGGGAACGAAAGCGATGTTAATCGTAAAGTACCTGATTTGGAAAAAGCAATTAACGGACTACTTGGCGGTATCTTTTCATAGCTCATTGATATTTTTTCTTTTGTGGGATAAATGCCTTTTTGTATTATGCAAGTAAGCCCGATCTATGACGAAACTCTGCAGCTCATTAAGACTGCACGCCGGATTCAGCATCAGGGCGGACAAGCGGCGGGAAAGACGGTTAATATATTGGCTGCAATTGCTACTGTACTAGCATCGCCGCATGAATACGGATTTGCAGAGGGTAGTACGGCAACGGTGACTAGTATGAGCTTTCCGCATTTGAAAGCAGGTGCGATGAGGGACTTTGACAAATACGTGTTGCCGGATTTCAACTGCGCAATAAGGCAGTATCGCAAGAGTGACCACACTATTATTTGGCAGAGTGACTGCACATTGGAATTTAAGACGTATGAAACGGAATATGATGCTCGCGGGCCTAAGCGACAGATTCTATTTGTAAACGAAGCTAACACCTTTGATTACATGACGTGGTGGCAACTGGATAGTAGGTCGGAACTGAGTATTATCGACTACAACCCTACGATCAGGTTTTGGGCGCATGAAAAAGTAAAGGAAGAACCGGGGACTGTCTTTAAGAGGTCTTGGCATAAACACAACCCCTTTCTAAGTGATCGCCAACATCAGGAAATTGAGAATATTAAAGACCCTGAACTCTGGAAGGTATACGCGCGAGGGATAACTGGTAATGTGAAAGGGGTGATCTACCCTGACTGGAGTATGGTAGACTCCATACCTTGGGAAGATCCTTTCTTTGCGATTGATTTTGGATTTACCAATGACCCAACCGCTATTGTGAAGATTGAGAAGATACGCGAGAAGATTTACGCTGAAGAAATTGCGTATGTTACTGGTAGCATGACTGCTAAACGAATTAAAGCTTGTGTTGAAGCAAATGGATACGATGATAATTCTATTATCTACTGCGAACATGAGCCGAATATGATTAAACAGATGAAGCTTCTTGGTCTTCGTGCTGTAGCAGCCAAGAAAGGGCAAGGGAGTTTAAACGCAGGTATCGAAAAACTAAAAGAGTATGAAGTCTTTTACATTGGTCGTAACATCAAGGCTGAAAGAGAAAAGTACATATGGGAAGTCAACGAACTTGGCGATCCTACGAACAAACCAGTTGATGCGTATAACCATGCTTTGGATGCCATAAGATATGGAGTGTACTCTCATTTCTATCGTGCTGCCTAAAACCAATGACCTGTATTTTTTCTTTTGTGGGAACAATGTATTTTTTATGAGTACAAGTCCGATAACGATGAATTTTAAGAAGCATGAAATCGAAAACGCTTTTCCTGATATCGCTATTTTCGTTAACAGCCGGACTGAGGAAATTAGGGTTTACAACTACGACAAATCAGAATCAAGAGTAGAGGCTGCAGAAGTTAGCGAAGAAGAAAATAACTTAATCACTTTAAAACTAAAAATAAAAACAATGTCAAAAACTAAACATCCAAACACAAAGGGCGAAGCAGCCTCATTTGCAGAAGGTTTGCGTCAACTTAGCGAACAATTCAAACAGGAATGTGGCACTACAACTGACGAATACGAAACTTACGTAAAGGAAGCCGGAGTAGAATTTCAGGAAACCAGTCATACATACGCAAAGGATATGACTCAGTTGGCAAACCAGTACACACTGGACATTCAATCACTTTATCAGGACATTTACGGTGAAGGTGAGGGCGAAGGCGAAGGCGGAGAAACTACACCACCGGAAGAAATCGTTGAACCACCGCAAGAGCAAGTGCCTCCACCCGAAGGTCAACCGGCAAAAACAAACGTTCCGAGCAATGATCCTAACAGAGTTATGACTCCTGGAAATACGATTGTTGGCGGAACTCAGGTTAATCCAACTGGAACTCCTGAATCTCAACCTCCAAATCCTCCGGAACAAAGGAAGAGCATAAAAGGCAAAGCTTATTAATCCAAACTATTTTTTCTTTTTGTGGAAACCAAAAATGAAACACGCAGACTCAGAGGCGCAAGGTGGTTGTTGCTTTATCTTTGCCTTATTGTTATTGGTGTTAGTCTCTATTATTATTTTAATCGCTAGAGATTTATGAGGAAAGTAGAAGAGGGCGAAACGCTTGCGCCTGTTGATTTTTTGGTTTACAGAAAGAGATGGTTGTGGGGCGAGAAGTATTTTTGTACGTGCGATGAAGTTATGTATCATGAAGGTATATACTTAATGAAAACGAAAGGTCAAATTATTGCAATCTTACCAGAAAAAAGTTTCTCATGCGCGATCAGTATGATGCACTCCCTGTTAGTTTGACTAATCCAGCGAGTAACATCTTTGGAAGCATGGCTAGTCTTATGCCAAGCACCAATGTTGGCTTTATACCTTTGAATGGTCAAGGCGATATACTGCATACTCGGGAATCTGCTGTTTGGCAGAACTTGCAAAACAAACAGATGCAGTACTGGGCTTACGTTTATTGTTCTCCGCTTGCGTCTGTAATTGATCGACAAACTAACGCTGATCTTAATGGAGTTTTGGAGATACTAAACGATGAAGGTGATTACGATACTACTCGCTATGGTAAAGCTGTAGGCAAACGTTTGCAAAACCCTAATCCGATGCAAGATTGGTATGAGTTTAGAGGGCAGCAAATGGTTTATAAGAAAGTATATGGCTATTGCCCTGTATATACTATGGAGTTTTCTTCATCACCTGATAAAACAACTACTTGGTTTTGGAATATGCACCCTTTATACTTTGATCCTGTTCATAACGATAAATTTTCTCTGATAAAATCACCCAATCCTATTAAAGAGTGGAGATATTCTTTTCACGAAGGTACTTCATACGATTTTGAAATAACTATTCCCGCTGATAAAATTATTATACTCAGAGATGGATACATGACTCAAACTGACGGGTTCGGACTTCCCCTATCTAAGATAGCAGGCCTCGAATGGGCTATCAGTAATATCATGGCTGCAATGGAAGCCGATAACGTTTTACTGAGGAAGAAAGGCCCGTTAGGTTTTATTTCACAAGATTCCACTAAAGACCCTGTTGCGGGTTACGTTCCATTGTCTCCAAAAGAGAAAACTGAAGTTCAAGACGATCTTCGGCAATACGGACTCAGTTGGTCGCAATGGCAGTACGTAGTTACACGGCATGGTTTGAAGTGGAATCCTATGAGTTTCTCTGTCGGGGACCTAGAAACCAAGGCTACCATTCGGCAGGGTATCGACTCCATATGCGATAGATTCGGTTATCCTGCCGAACTTATGTCTGGTAAAAATGCTACCTATGAAAACAGAACTTCTTCGGAACGTTGGCTTATCAACAATGTTACTATTCCCGAAAACAAAAGGGATATGCTTAAGTACACTACGTATTACGATACTAACGTTACTTGTTATTATGGAGATATGCCTGTTTTACAAGATGCTGTATTGGCAAATGGTGAAGGACTTAAAAATAGAACTGTTGCATTAGATATTCAGTATAAAAGTGGTATCATCACGAAAAATCAATTTCTTTCAGCGCTTGAATTAGATACTATTCCAGATGGCGATGTGTATTATGTTGAGCCGAAGAAAGAAACTCCGCCAACCAGTGAACCACAACCTCAACCTAATG